GACTTCAAAGATCCCGCCGCCGCCGCCGCCAGCGCCGGTATACATCCCACCACCGCCGCCACCGCCGACCATGAAGAGTTCAAGTTCACCGATGCCGCTAGTGACCGTGAAGTCAGCCGAGGAAAGGAACTTGTGCCATTTCCAAGCGCCGTAGGTGCCCGTCGAATCGCCGCCCGTGGCTGTGATCAACCCGGCCTCAGCCGCACCACCGAAGGCACCAGAGGTCCAGTTGGAAACTTTTGTAGCCGGGAACCGGCGTGGTATCTGCGGCATGTCAGGACACCGTGATTCTGTTGACGTAGCCCCACAGGTTGATGACCGATCCCGTGGCGTCGTAGGCCGCCACGACGGAGGCTGTCGAGCCGTTCCCACACATCACCAGTCCGGGGATGACAAGGGTCATGCCCGCCTTGGTGGTGATCGTCTGGTACAGGGTGCTGGCCGGTGCGGTCGGCACCGAGCCGTCGGTGTACCCGAAGAAGAGGATCAACTCGACATCAGCCGAGTGGGAGTTTGAGGCGTAGAGCCACACCTCGTCTTCCACCGTGGCCGACGTTCCGGTCAGGTGAATCGGGGTTGGTGACCCCGCCGAGGTGCTGGTGCTGAGGGTCGGTTCCCCCAGGGCACTGGTGCTCAGGTATTCCTTGGAAAATGTTGCCATGGTGAGGGCCTCCTAGCCCACAAAGACCTGATTGCCCAGAATGAACTGGGCGTCGGTCGTCGTAACGGAAATGGCGGGGGTGGTCCCGCCGGTTGATGCAACTGGGGAAGTGCCAGAGACAGAGGTGACGGTGCCCTGAGGGGCTGTCGCCGTGATGTCAGAGATGAGCGCCTTCTTGGTGGCGTTCGAGTCGTCCGTGTCGGAGATGAGGACGTAATCGGAAGTGGTCGCCGTGGCCGAGGTGCTGTTGTTCACATCGGCTGAAACCGAGATCGATCCACTCGATCCCCCGCCAGCCAGCGAACTGTTCGCCGCTGTCAGGACGGCCGTGATGTCGGCGGTCAGCGACGTGGCCTGCCACGCTGCACCGTCGTAGTAACTCAGGGTCTCTTCCGGGGTGGTGATTGTGTAACTGAACATCCCCTCTGACGGGGAGGTGATGGCAGCGTCACGGGCGGTCGCCGTGGCAAAGACCGTGAGGCACTGGGACGAAATATAGGAAACGAAGTCGGCAGCAGACACCGTGTCGCCTGTTGACCACGATCGGAAACCAGTCATAGAAGTGTTCTCCTAGCCGAGTTGGGTGGGTAGAACGCCCAGGTCGGGGTCATCGAGCCTCCATGAGGAGGTGTCGAGCCACGGCGGAGCGAGGATTGTTGGAAGGACACTGGTCACCGCATCGCCCAACTCCCAGTAGCCGGTGGTGTCGGCTGGAGCGGTCGAATAGGTGGCCCGGATGCGGGCGGCGTTGGTGGCCATGTCCCGCACGCTGATGTCGAGTTGGACACCTTCTACGAGGTAGGTGCCAGACAGGGTCGTGGACGAACCGGGCGGAAGGTAGGACAGGGCGAGGGCCGAGTTGACGTGGAGGTGGAGCAGTTTCTCTGCGGTGGCGGCGGTGGCCGAGTCGATGTCCACGGCCACCTTGGACACCCGAAGTGTGGGCTCGTCATACAGTCCGATGAAGTAGCCGCCAGCCTCGGTGGTCGATGCGGCGTCAGAGAGAAGGGTCATCTTGCGGACCCGCTCGCCGTACTTGGTGATGGACGCTGACTCGGTGCCTGTCTGGACAACCCCGGCCCCGTCGGTGAACTCGTAGGAGTTGAACAGCAACTCTGAGCCCCATTCCAGGTCGAGGTTGGCGGCCTCGGCAGACCCGGTGGACAGTGTGACGCTGTCGCTGATGATTACGCCCATGTCGTCACTGCTGGCGTTGCGGGCGTAGAAGTGCAAGACCCCACCGAAGTTGGTGGCCGAGGGCGTTCCCGCATGGTTGACGAGGAACTTGCCGGACTCGGTGCGGGTCAACTTCTGGATGTAGTCCAGAGCGTTGGCGTCCACCCCGCTGGCAGCCACCGCCTCGGTGTAGCCAAGGTCGATGTCACGGTCCAGTGGGTCGGCCTCGTCGGGATAGCCAACTGCATCGAGGATGGCCGCAACTCGGACGCCTGTGTATTGCTCGGCGTAGGTGCTATCGAGGATGGAGGCCTTGGCCAGTTTGTCGAACCCGTCCACAGAGGAGATCGTCACGGTGCTGGTGGATTGCCCGGCGGTGTAGTCGAGATCAGTTAGGTGGCCACGCCAGAGGTAGGTGCTCCATGAGTCGGACCCTCCGGTCACGGCAGAGGAGATCCTGATCTCCCTGTTGATCAACTGGGTGTTCCCGTAGGTGCTGTCGGAGTGTCCGGGGGTCAGCCAATTCGTGGAATTTTCGACCTCCACTTGGCAGGCTCCTGCCCCTATCTGATCGAGCAGTTTCTTTCGGCCATATCGGATGCTGGCCCGGCGGACGTACTGGGAGATGTCGGTCCAGGTGGACCCGTCGAACTGAACCTCGACGGTCACCACGATGGTGGCAGCCATGGGTCACATCGCTTCGACGCTGATGGGAATGGACCCGTTCGTGCGTTCCCACTGCGTCAGGGCGGTGACGATCTGGTCACCTACCTGATTGCCGTCAGTGCCGAGACCGGCATTGACGGTGACGGCGATGTTGGTGCTGGGTGTCTGGAAGCCTCCCTGTACGAAGGCTTCCATCCCAGAGAGGTCACCCGCCGTCTTGAACTGGTTGAACTCCTCCATCTTCCCCTTCTGGCGGAAGGCCATGATGGTTTCAGCGTTCTGGAACCAGTCGAGGCTGCCGGGGCTGAGGTCCAACTGGGAGGCGATACCACCGAGGAGGCCCGTGGCTGGGGCTGTAGCGGCGGCAGCGGCGTTGCTCATTAGTTCGATGCTGCTGGTTCGCCTGCTGCTCTGCTTCGATGAGTCACCGTCGAACGGGTTGAGCCAACCGGGCACCCAAGATGGGATGTTGTCGGCCATCACGCTCTTGAGGGCATCCCAGATGGCGGACCCAGCCTTCTTGATGCCGTCCACGATCCAGCCGATGATGTCGCCTCCGAAGCCCACGATTGAGTCCTTCATTCGGGTGGCGAACTCAGTGGCGCTGGAGATGATGTTCTTGAATCCGTCGAGCACCTTGGTGCCGATGTCCTTGCCCAGGTCAAAGACCTTGCCGAGCATCAGGGAGGCGTTGTCAACGATGCGGCCCGGCAACTTGAAGAAGAACGGGAGGAGGGTGACGTTCACCCAGTCGCTGACCGTGGTGAACATGGTCCCGACAGCGCCCGAGATCCAGTCACTCAACTTGGTGCCCATGGCAGCGACCTTGTCGATGACTCGACCGGGCAACTTGATCCAGAAGTCAATGTAGGTGTTGAGGTACCAGTCCCAGAGTGAAGTGAACAGGCTCCCAACAGCACCGGTGATCCATGTGACGAACTTTGATCCCATGTCGGCCACTGCGTTGATGACCCGACCGGGTAACTGGATGTAGAAGTCGAGGAAGTCCTCGATCCACCAGTCCCACAGGGCGTTCCACAGTTTGGAGAGGGCGTCACCGATCCAACCAACGAACTTGGAGCCCATGTCGGCCACGGCGCTGATGATCCTGCCGGGCAACTTGAGCCAGAAGTCGAGGTAGGTGCCGGTGTACCAGTCCCACAACGCACTGAACAGGTCAGCGACGGCTTCCCCGATCCACTTGACCAACTTCCCGGCGAACGGGGCGAGCGCCGTAATGATCTTGATGGGCAGGCCGAAGAACCACTCAATGATGAGGCCCAGAGCGGAACTGACTGCTCCCTTGAGGGCGTCGAAGGCCTCAGAGAAGTCACCTGTGAAGATCGCCTTCACAAGTCGGACGACCTCGCTGATTGTGTTCCACAGGCCTTTGAACAGGTCGATGATGTGGTTGATGAATGCCTTGATGACAGGCCAGACAACCTTGGCCATCTCTTGGAACACGTCCATGACCTTGTCAACGACGTTCCGCACGGATTCAAACTGGGTGTAGGCAG